CAATCAATATGAAGAAAAAATTCTAAAAGAAGATGACAATATTTATTCAGCTTTTAAAAATCGTAAAATGAAAACTCGGTATAAAACTAAAAGTAGAACATGGATTACTTCTTAGGAGTACCTGAACTCAGGTTAACAGAAGAAGAAAAATATGCTGATGATTGTAGGTGGTTTAAGAAAAATATGGAGTATCACTTGCCGAGTGGTGGAATGACAAACTACTTAACAGCAGCACAGGAAAAAATGGTAAATAATTACCGTTATTTAAATAATGAATTTGACTTTGGTGACTGGGAGGAAGTTTGTAATGAGCTTGGTATTGATGAAACTAATTTTGACACCACTCTATTCAAAGTAAACCTTATTCCAGTAATTGTAAATTATTTGAAAACAGTTGAATTACGGAGAAATGATACTTACACTCCAATATTACTCACCCAACAAGCAATGGTTGAAAAGGATGAGCAGCTTAAAAATAATATTGCTGAATATGTTGAAGGACAACTTTCTGCTGTATTACAAGCCAATCAACAATATCAACAACTATTAATGCAAGCAGCAGATGAAAATGGTCAGGTAACTTCAGAACAACAAGCTGAAATTGAGAAACAAGTGCAAGCTATTGAACAAGAATTAAGAGCACAATATCCAGTGCCAGTTATTGAAGGGTTTATGAGTGAAATAGAAATATTAGCTAATAAAATCATACAATATGCAACTTTCAATAATTCAGTGAAATATAAGAAAGTGAAGAATGATTGTTTTGAAGATGTCATTATAAATGATGGTGAAATTGTCCGTATTGTAAACACTTATGATGGAGTAGAGTTTGAAAGGGTAAACCTGCCTTATTTTTTATGTCATAAATCTCCTGATACAGAATATGTGCAAAACAGTATGTGGGTGGCATATACAAAAATGTTTACCCTGTTTCAATTAAAATTAGAGTTTCCTGAATTGGAAGATGATGATTATGCAAAGTATGGATTGTACACACAAAACATACAAAGCCCTACAATGGATATTAGGACTCACCACCACGATAAATACCCTGAATGGGATACACAGGCACTTATCACTAAAGGATTGCCCTACTACGATGAAAAGCAGGGATATGGGTATGGTGAACTCCCTTACATTCATAGAGAGAGGCTTGTGCCAGTAACACACTTTGAATTTATTGCTTTTAAGAAAATTGGCTTTCTGAAAACCTATGATGATTTTGGAAAAGAGTTAATGGATTTTGTAGATGAAACATTTATCATTCCTAAAGAAGCTGTAAAGCAAAAAAGACAAAATCAGTGGGGATTTGAAAGTGAAATTTGGACTTGGGAAAATGCTTCAGTTGAGTTTTTGTGGCTACCAAGAAAATACGAAATGTATAGAATTGGTTTAAACTTTTACACAAGAATAAGAGAAGTTCCTTTGCAAGTAATAAACATTGACAATCCTTTTAAATATGAGCTTTCCTATTATGGAAAATTCCTATCCAATTATAATGCTGAAAGAATTTCTGTGTTTGAAAGGTTAAAACCATACAATGTATTTTTTGTAATTATCTTCAACAAACTTGCTCAATTAGCTGAACGTTGGGATGGATATTTAATCCCACTTGACCCTTCTGCAATTCCAACAGAACTTGGAAATACAGCACAAGAAAGAATGGAAGTATTTTTTAGAAATAGGAAAGATGGATATTTAATACAAAATAGTTTTGTAGAAAATAATCTTGGAGTTACAAGACCTGCACCTGCTGTTATTCCTGTTGAAATAGGACAAACTTTTCAAGTGCTCATAAACATGCTTAATTGGATTAAAACTGAAATGGGACTAATTGTAGGGGTATCTCCACAAGCTCTTTCCCAAATGATAAGTCAAAATGTAGGGGATAACCAAGCTGCCTTACAACAAACTTCTTACATGATAGACCCAACCTTCCAACAGCATAATTGGATATGGCAAGAGGTAATGACAGGGTACATCAATACGTTCTTTGAATGGGCTAAAGCTAAATTAGAATCTGGTGGTGAACATAGACTTACTTATATTTTTGGTGAAAATCAAAGAGAAATGATAAGACTTAAACCTGAAAACTTAGAGTTTGCTTATTTAGGTTGTGTAATTAACAATAGTAATCCAAAAGAATGGTTTGATATTATGTTAAGAGAGTCTCAAGCTATGATTCAAAATCAAATGCTTACAGTGGCAGATTTTGGTAGAATGTTACTTGGTATTCAAAGTGGAGAATCTCCTTATGAAATACAAAAATATTTTATTAAAGCTCAAAAGGAAAGAGAAGCAAGAGATGCTCAAATACAAGAACAACAAATGAAAGTTGAAGAAATGAAACAAGCAAGTCAAAAAGAAATGATTCAAATACAGAAAGACTTGATTAACCTTCAAGAACAATGGAAACAACAACACATTGCAGCAAAAGGAGATATAGATAAAGAAATTGCAGCTATCAAGGTTTATCAAAACCAAATGACACTTGATGCCAATGCAGATGGAGTTCCTGACCCTTTAGCAGCAGCGGAACTACAAAGGAAAATAAGTGAAGGGGAGACTAAGCTGAACATTGAAAAACAGAAAGCTATTACAGAAGCAAGGTCTCAAAGTTTTGAAGAAGTGAAGGAAAGAAATAAACAAATTGAGAATGAGAAAGATAGAAAATTGGATTTACAAAAAGAACGTATAAAGGCTAATAACAAAACTAACAAAAAATAATGGATGCAAATATGCTCGATAATGAGATAATTTATGATGACAATGATTTCAATGATGAACCTTACATTGCTGAGGAAGAACTTGAGAATTCAGAAGAGTATGGAAATTTAGAAGAACCTGTTGAAGAAGATAAGTCAAAATGGTTATCTTATGCTCAAAAGTTTGATTACAACGAAGAGTTTCTTGCAGATGTAGAATCTGAAGATGAACTTTTTGAAAAAATCAAGTTCTTCAACAATGAAAGGAGATTAGAGGAAGCTATTCAGGATGAAGAAATTCTTGAAGCTGTCAGATTGAAACAAGAAGGTAAGATTGCAAGTATTAAAGATTATGCAGCTTATGTTTACACTGAACCTGCTGAAATTACAGAAATTACTTCAGATGAAGCAGCTAAAGAATATTTAAAGACTCAAATGAAAGCTCAAGGTTTGAAAGATAAACACATTGAAACTATGCTTAATGCAATGGAAGTAAATGATGAACTTCAATCTGAGGCTAATGAAAGACTTAAAGCTGAAATAGAAAATAAGCAATCTACACTTGAAAAGAGAAAACAAGAATATCTTCAGGAACAAGAACAAAAGAAATTAGCTTTTAGGACAGAATTTGATAATAAAATTACAAGAATGAAGCAAACTATTTTAGATGAAACTTGGAATCCTGAACTTAAATCTTATGTAAATCAAGAAGTAATTAACACAATGTATGAAATTCATACTGGAGCACAAAGTTCTGACATATTGAAAAGACTTGGCGAGGCTCTTGTTGATGACAGGAAAGCACCAAAAATCATTGCTTATTTACATATGATGTTGGGAAAAGATGATGTTACTATTGAACCTTTTCTTAAACAACAAAAGTCAACAATAGTCAAAGAGGTTAATAAAAATTGGAAACAACAAATACAAAGTAAAAAAATCACAAGTGGTGGAGGAGGCAATGGTAAAAATGCTGATGACATTGATTGGGATAACTTATAAAACTAAATAAATTAGATGACAGTGCAAATGGCAAATCGCCAAGCCTATATTCAAATAGGAAACTTAGCTCAAATGAAGCTAGGAAAAAACATTACAGGAGATAAGTTAAACCGTTATGTTTTTAATGAAGATACTCCTCACAACTTTGGTGTTAAAGTAAATAAAATCTTTACATCCACTTCGAGGTTTTATCCAAAAATGTTCACAAATGCTACCATTGGTAGTGCAGACAAAAACTATTACACTATTGATACAAATTTCTATCAGTGGGATTTAGTTGGAGACACTGACTTATTTATCCGTGTTACAAAAGATGTAGATGATATATCTGAAAACACAGCTTTCATTTCTAATGGATTGATTGGTCAAGGTCAAAAAGAATTCTTTATTGATTTAGATGCTGATTTCTTGTCAGAAAATGAAGTGATTATGTTGGACAACAATGAATACATGTTGGTACTTACCTCTGATGGTATGGCTAATGGATTGTCCACTCGTTATTCTTGTAAGGTGCAAGGTAGTATGGAAGCACTTGGTGTTCCCGTTGACTTGCTTAAACAAGATAGCACTGTAAATAGTGTATCTTCTGAACTTCCTGCTTATGGAAATCCTGCTAAACCTGGTCTTGGACAATTTGGTACTATCATTAGATTGAGAAATAGAGTAGGTAAATACGGTCGTGAATTCTCTGTTGATGAAGCAACAATCCGTAATGCTATGAAAGCAAATAAAGGAGATGGTAAACTTCCTTCTACAAATGGAATGGGTAGTGCTACAAAATACCAAATTTCTCCTTCTGATTATGTAAATGGAGCAGTTTTTGCTTTTGGTGCTTGGGACAAATCTTTGAAAGATGGAAAAATGACACCTATGAAGAGTGATGGTTTGATGTCATTCTTTGAAATGAAAATTGAGGACATGGTTCTCATGGATAGGGAAGTAATGTGTATGTTTGGTAGAGCTTCTACTACTCAAACCACTACTAATGCAATTGGAGTAAATAGCACTGAAACTCAAAGAGTTGTTGCTCATGGTTTACGTCAATTACAAAAATTTGGTCATTATGCTACTCACAATGGACAGTTAACTGTAGATGATTTACAAAATTATCTGGATGGAGTATTTATGACCCGTGTTGATGAAAAAGACCGTAGTACAGTATTTAATACAGGAACACTTGGTAAAATATTCTTGAATCAAATGGTGAACATTGCAGCTCAAGGTTATTTTAATTCTGCAAAAGGAGACCAATTTATTTCTGGAGCAATTAACAGTACTCTTGCTAATCCTTTGAAATTTGGATACCAATTTACTCAATGGATTGGATTGAATGGTGTTGAAGTTACTTTCTCTTATGATATGATGAAAGATGACAGATACTACTGTCGTACAATGTACACACCAAATAGTACCTATACAATTGACTCTGCACGTTTAGAAATTTTTGACTTTGGTAATACAAATGCAGGTGCTGAAAATGCTACTCACATGAGTAAAGAGCGTTATGGTGGAGGTTCTAACTGTTCTATGATTGTTGAAGATTGGGCTGAACGCAGACATTGGAGAATTGGTTGTTTACACCCTTATCAAGGATTCTTGAACACTTCTTCTACTGATGACACTACAGCTAAATATTCTCGTACACTTTCAGGTTCTCCTGTAATTTGGGATACCACTCGTATTGGAGTAATAGTTTATGACCCAATGAGTATCTAATTCTTTTCAGAAAAACTAACAAAAAATGAAAATCTATTTAAAAAGAAATGAGGGTTCTCACCCTTTGGGATTAACTACCAAAAAAGCAGATAGTGTAGAATGGGAAGGTGGCAATATGCCAAGTGCAAAAGCCCATTCTGTAAAAATAAAAGGTACGTCAGTGTGCGATACACTGACGTTACCAAAATCTTGGAGAACAAATGAATTTATTGTTTGGAAAAAAGAGCCTGTTGATAATCCATATTACAATGATGATAATGCTGTAATTGGAGAAAACTGGATTTCTAAGAAAGATTGGATTATACAAAATAAAAAACTTCCTGAACAAACAATCGCAGAAATAAAGTTTGACCAACCAAAAGGATTTTTCACTGAAAAGTCAAGCTGGGGAGATAATCCTAAAAAAACCATACAACCTACTTACTTTGAAACTCTTCAAAGAAAATTCTATGACACCACAACTTTTGATGATGAGCATGGAAACTCTCCAATGGCAGATTATATTTGGATAAGAGCTATTTTAAGAACAGCAGAAGAATTTGTAGAAAGTGATTTTGCCAGGTCTAAAGCAGATATTGCCAATAAACCAAGGTCTAAGTATTTTGTTTATGATGAAGTTGTTGAAAATCAAGAAGGTTATGTAAAAGAAAAACCAAAATTGAAAGTTTATTCTTATGTATATGAAGTAACTGAAAAGTGGAATCAAGAACAATGTTATAAACTTGCCACAATGATTTCAAACAAATATCCAAAAGCTACTAAAGTTGATAGAAAACTTCCTGAAGGAAAAATTAAAACATGGTTATCAAGTTTCATAAACAATGATGTTAATGACCAAAATCTAAGATGGCAGTTATTTGTTGAAGTGTATGAAAGGATGAATGATAAACTTGCTAAAAAAGCTTTTGAACATGAGTTTTTCATTGTAGAATGTATTAACTATAAAGTTCTAACAAAACAGTCAAGTTCTCCTGAATATTCTTATTATGTAGATGGAAATAAATATCCAATTGGAAGTATGGAAGCCTTATTGAAGTTGGAAGACAAAGCTATATTAGCTACTTTAGAAACACAACTCAAAGCAAAACTAATTGAATCGTGATTACAATATTAGAATCTCATTATAGATTTAACCTTGAAGTAAACAAAATTAATTCAAGTTTTGGTAAGGCTTTTAATCCTTATGAGATTGATATTTTATTGAATCAGGCACAAATGGCTTTTCTATCTGAAAAGTTAAATAATAAACAAGGAAATGGTGTAGAGTTTGATAATGTAATAATGAATCAGCTCTCCCCCATTTTAATATCTAAGGAAAGTGTTGTACCAACAGCAAATGTAATATCAGCTTTGAGCGAACCTGTTTATAAATTCATATCTTATGAAATAGATGGATTGAAAGATGGTTGTACAAAAAGATTTGTTGAATGTAGATTTGTTAGACATCAAGATATATTATACACTACTCAACAGTCATCTTGGAAATGGGGAATATGTAATGCTTATATAGCAGGAGACAATCTTTCTAAATCTATTATTTTACAACCTACAGATTTCACTATACCAACAGCTTATGTCAGTTATTATAGATTTCCTACACCTGTTACAGTGGGAGGATACACTGATGTAAACGGAGATGCTTTAACAACTGTTGAATGGGATTTTACAGATGACAACACTGTTATAGAAATAATTAAAAAGGCTGCTCTCCTTGCAATGGAAAGTATTCAGCCAACTATTGAAACTAAAAATTTAGCTGGAGGATTATTTAAATAACCCAGCCGAACTAATATCAAATGGCAAATAGAAGTCAAGTAATTGAAAGAATTATCGTAGCTCGTAATAACCAAGCTCTTAAAAATGTAGCTGGTGGAGGTACAGGTGATAATATTTATGATTTAGCAGCTCTAAATTATACTTTAGCTGATGGACAAATTGGAATTGTGTATATGGATAATGAAAATCCTACTACCAAAGATGAACTTATTGATGTTGTTGCAAACATTGATGCTTTGAAAACAAAGAAAATTCAAATTGTACAAGGTACAGCTTATTCTGGAACAGGAGCAACTTATCAAAATGCACTCGGTGTAAATGATACTCAAGAACCAAGAGTTTTGCGTAGTGGTATAATTGATTGTTCTAAACCTGTTAGAACTTTAGGTACAGGAGTACTTTCTATGTGGGAAAGACTTTCTGCAAGTAAAATGAGTGGATTGGTGGCTGTTGATAATGTAGATTATACTTATCATCTGAAAGTAGAAGGAATTGCTTTGAATAAAGTAAATGGAGCACAGAACATTGATAATATGACATTTCGTATTACAAGTCCTGACTTTACAGCTTTAGGTACTGCAAGTCCAACAAGTTATCTTTATACTTATTTAGGTTTAAAAGCTGCTCAAAGTTCTGCAATTTATACAAATCCTTACAACGGTACAGGTGGTAATTCTCCTTACATGGTGTTTGGTGTTTGTGCAAATGCTCAAACTACTAATGCTGCTATTACTCCTTCAGGTTATACAATGCCTTTAGTATCAGCTCTTATTTCAGGTGCAGCTACAAGTATTAATCATGCTACGGTAGTAAATCCTTCTACAGGTTCTTACATTCCTTTGATGTACACTGTAGATGAACCTTTTAGACAAATGCTTTTAGAAGCAGTGGCTAATGGACAACTTTTAACCACTGATAGAATTGGTGTATTGGAAGCTACTACAGCAGGTGCAAGTACAACTGTTGGAGCATTGAAAGGTCTTTTGTTTGTAGGGATGAAAACTACTACAGCAGCAGTTCAAGATGAAGAAGGTGATGCTAAAATTACTTCTGTAACTTTGAGTGCTGATAGAACAAATGAACTTAACTCTCCTTCTGCTACTTTAGCAATTGCAAGTAGAAAAAGACAAAGTGAAGGTAAAGCATCTATTTATCAGATTCGTTATAATCAAGATGCAGCTAATGATGTTTATTCTCGTCAGAATTGGGGAAGTAATTTTGATTTAATCCCTAAATACACTCCAATTACAGCAGGAGAATGGTACACAGCTTATATTTTTGAATCTGAACTTTTAGAACAAGAATATAATGGTCAAAGGTATTCTGTTGGTGAAGTAATTATAGTGAGAACAATATTACTTGTTGAAAGTGCTGCTCCAGTAGCAACTGCTCAAACAGGTGGTGTAACTACAGCTACAACTCAAGCAAATTTAACCACTTATTTGAAACCTATACTTGATAGTATAGAAGTAAAATTAGGTTATACTGCCTATACTTTTAATTAACAAAAGGGGGCATTAGCTCCCTTTTTTATTAACTATAAAAATATGATATATAGCTTTAGTTTAAACCCAGCTATAAACACTGCTACTTTTGATAGGTTAATAAATCCTCCTAAAAGACATGCAAGAGTATATGATGACTTATGTTATAGTACTCTTACTCTTGGAGAAGTTACAGCAGGAACTTATTATGTGTCAGTGAATGAAGGGATTATATCAAGTGCTACTCAAGAGGAAGTATATTTTACTCCTCCTTTTTGTGAGTTTAAAAATATGGTTTTAAATATTGTTTCAAACACTTCTGAATCAGATGTTGTAGTTACTCTGCATGGTGGTGGTAAAACAATAGCAACAAGTACTATTTATGCAGAATCCTCCGGAGAATTTATTACAAGTGGTAGTAATCAGTATGTAGGTAATTTGTATATAAAAATAGTAGTGGTTGATGGCACTGTAGATTTTGGGGAAATTGTTACTACTTATGGGACAGACCCTAACTAAATATAAAAATGTTAAGATATATTCAGGCAGGTATTATAAAATGGGTAACTCCACAAACAATAGCTCAACAAGGAAGCTATTCAGGTAAATTTAAAAGTGGGCTTACAGACTTAGTTGCTATTATACAAAGCTATTTTACAGCAGGTTTAATTTCTGTAAATGCTGCTACAAATACTACTTCTGGAGCAGTAGAACTTGCTACACTTGCTGAGACTGTTGCAGGAACAGATACTGAGAGAGCTGTAACACCTTCATCTTTAGCTCCTTACACTGTAGCAATAGCAGCAGCAGGATGGACAGATGCTGGAGGTGGGATAAGTGAGAAATCTATTGATGCTACAACTCATTTAAGAGGATTGCTTCCTAAAGCTTATGTATATAGTACAAATGGTACAATTTATACTTCTATAGCTTCAACCAGTGTAATTAGAATATCAAACGGTAACATAACTGTAAAAATAGCAACAACAGATATACCTGCAAATGGTATTATTGTAATAACTCAATAAAATATGTATTACGATTGTGACAAAAAAGCAATAATTATAACACCCTTGGGTCATAAAAATAACGCAGGTTTACTTTACATTTCTAAGAAATGTTGTGAAAAACCAACGGGATATTTATATTGTAATGAAGAAGCTCAAACTAATATTTTGAGTGTATCTATCACTGTTGATAATTTACAACAATACAAAGAAGAACCTCGATTTGATTGCTATTTTGAAGCAACTTGGGATGAATTTATTGCTGTAAATTTAACAGATGTAGCAAGTTTTACAGGCACTAAAACAAATTATTTAAATGGTGTAGTTAATTCTATAGATACTTTAGACCTTTCTTATTTCAACACATCTCATGAAATTTGGACAACCATTGCAAATGCAGATAGAAAATATATATTTGACCTTACATTTGTATTGAATAATGGTTTGACTATACATTATGAAATAATTTATATAGTTAATGTTCTTTTGGAAATTAGCGATAATTGTGAAATTAAAGATTTTACTAAATCTGTAACTCATGACTTCACTTGCACAAATACTTTTGGGTGGGAAAATAATATTGGTACTTTTCCTATAGATTTAGAAGATGGGTTTTATACAGTGAGTTACGGTGATATAAATGGATGTTTTGTAGTAGATTGTGAAGGAACTCTCCAAAAAGCTATTGATGATTTTGTTGAAAAAACATTAGATAAAAATTGCTATTGTTGTAATACAAAAGAAAACTTAGAAGCTAATTTCAACTTGAAAATGTACATGTCTGCTTTTACTTCTGATTGTTTAGATTGTTGTCAAAAATGTAATGTTTATTATAAAATGTTAAAAATAACTAAAGGGTGTAAAGACTGCTAATGGAAGTATATTATGATTGTACAAAAAATAGAATTGTTATTACACCTCTTATAGAAAGTATAATTGAAATTGGTGTAAAGAAAGGTTGTAGTGAAGAAATTACAACTACAACCTATTGTAATGGTGAAAATGTGAATTTCATAAATGCTGAAGGATTTATATCAAATTATGAAATTTATTATGACCCTGGATGTCCTGACCCTCCTGGTTCAGGATGTAATACTTGTCCACAATATTCTCAGTTTAGTTATGGAGTGAATATAAACACTGGAAATGTTGTGTCAGTGAGTGGTACAGTTACAACCATTATAGATGGATTTACTACTGTAACAAACATTACAAGCATGTCTTATTTCAATGCTACACATTCTGCTCAATCTTATACAGAATTTGAAATAGAATATGATTTAAACTTTGTTTGCACAAATGGGATAATTTTTCATTTCAACAGTTTAATTTATTCAGATGGACAATTTTGTGAAATGGATGATTATCGTATAGATGATTCATTTGACTATGAATGTTCTAAAGAGTATATAAACAATGATGAGAATTCGTATGTTAAAATTGTACTTGAAGATGGGTTTTATACAGCACTTGTAAACGGAAAACATTTTTGCTTTTTAGTGGAGTGTTCACCTTTAGAGTGTAGAGTGTACAAAACTTTAGATTTTTGTTGTGATGATTGTACAGATAAAAACTCAGAAGCATTTTTCTTGTATCAAATGTTTTTAACTTGTAGAGATTGTTGTACAAAAAACACTCTTTATAGAAAACTAAATGCTTTATTAAACAAGTGTAGTACTTGTTAAACTAAATTTAATATGTGTGAAGACATACAAAAATATTTAGCAGGACAATGTGTAGATAAGTATTACATGTATTGGTTATTAATCACCGTAAACTAGATTTGCTATGAAAGAACTTTTGTTGAATGAACAATTTCTAACAGCAGTTATAGGAGTAATCATAGCATTTTTCTTTGGGCAAACAGGTATATTAAAAACATGGTTTGATAAAATATTTATATCTAAAGAAAAGCGAGAGCTTGCTATATTAGAAGAAAAGAAAAGAGCTCAAGATTTGGCAATTCAAGCTGAAGAAAAGGAAGCTGCCAGATTTACTGCTTTAGAAAAGGAAAAGGAAGACCTTAGAGCACAAATAAAGACTCTTCAGGAGTCAATTGCTAAACTTGATAAAGATTTAGTAAAAACAACAATATATGTTAATACACTATTAGCTTTTCTTGAAAATGCCATACCTGAAGGAAATAATGCCTTCATTGTACAAATGGCTTCTGAAATAAGAAAGGAGAATAATAAATGATAGACACGAAAATTCACCAAAATGTTATTTTAAAATTAGGTGCAATTTTACTCATGAAACAAAGTGCAAATGTTGTAGAAGTTGGAGAATATCTCCAAAAGACAGGTATAGATAATGCTTTAACAGGAGGATTTTGGTTATATGGATATAATGCACACGATTGTTATTTATCTGACAAACTTATTGAGTCTTTGGGTTATATTCGTGAAGAAGTTCCACCTAATGTAGATTTCTTTTATAAAGCTGCTGAAAATGCACATCTTAATAAAGGTTTTGAAATGATAGATGAACTTGTTGCTGAACAGTCAGAAAAATGTTTTATTAACTATTTAGATTATAGGACAAAGGATGGAGAAACAATTAAGGTGGAATGTACTGGCACTGTCATTTATTCTTTTGGAAAACCTCTCATAGTAATAGGAACACATGATATAGTTTGAGAAATAAAAAATCGTTAAAGGAAAGGTAACTTTCCTTTTTTTTTATATTTAACTAATTTTGAATTGACAATAGGCGAAATAACTTCGACTTATAGAACTATGATAAGAGAAAGGCAACAAACCTGTTCTCTTAATACTTTGGAGCTATATCTACTGATAAATAGCTGTGCTAATAAAATAAAACAGGAAGTTTTAGATAAAAAGCACAAACTTGGTTTTAAAAATTATAAAACCATTACAGTAGATTTAGATGAAGTAATTTTTAAAGATTCTTGCCAACCATCTTGGCTTGGTTGTAAAGTATTGAAATCTACCTATCCCATACCAAATGTTTTGACAAATTCTGACAGGTTTGAGATGTATGTATATAGTGAGCAAAAATTGATAAGTCCTTTTAATTTTATTCATGGTAAGAGGCTCTCCTCACATCCTATGATGAATAGTTTTTATGACATCATTGATAACTATCTATATATTTTCAAAAACCTTGAATTAGAGTGTATTACAATACAAGGTGCTTGGGAAGATGTAACTCAACTACAAGACATTATGGGGAGCAATAATAATCCTTGCTACAATCCTCTTACAGATGAGTATCCTTTAGATAGTCAATACATTCCTATATTATATAGTATGTTAGACAGAGAGCTAAATTACTATGTAAAAACTAAAGAAGATGATAATAGCAATGAAAGAAATAAAGAATAAAAGACAACCTCATATTTCAAGTAAAGCTAATTATAGACTTGTTGATATTTTCAGACATTATGAATATAAAGATGTTGACCCAACAAAAGTTCAAGGTAGGAATTGGGTTGCTAAAAGTGAAATTGTAAGTGGACACAAATATTCTGTAACTTTAGCTGAATGGAAGGAAATTATCACAGCCTATTTTGATGTCATTTTAGAGCATTTAATTCAAGGTGAAGAAGTATCACTACCTTATGCTTGGGGAACTCTTTACATGGTAAGATGGAAACCAACTTATTTAAAATGGTGGGAAGATTATTCTTGGACAGATGGATATAAAACATGTATAAGATGGAAAAAGAAAAATCTCACTGTCATGGGAGGTTTACTAAGGTTTTATTGGAGTGAGAAATGCTTACAAACAATAAAAAATGCTTTAGATAAGGATAGATTCTTAATTAACAACTATTTAAAACTATGAAACCTATTAGCTACGTTTATAGCTATATAAATATACCACAGAACGAGTGGAATGATTTAAATGTTGATATATGGCTTTATAATGCAATGAAGTCTTTGAAAATATGTCTAAAGCAACAAAATACAAAACTTGTAACCATTGAAAATCATAAAGCATGTTTTTGTGATGAATATGAAACAATACAAGCTGTTGTACTAAGAGAAGATGTCAAAAGCGTGGAAGAACTAAAAGACTTTCCTGTTGTTGATGGGAGTTATATAGTTCCTGCTGCTGATTACCCGATTGTACAGCAAACCTTAAATGACCAAATCTATGCCATATACCCACTATTACCTTACTACTTTCCTAATAATGACCGGAGGGTAAATGACATTTGGTATTGGGCAAAACCTCGTAAAGTAATTTTTGAAAAGCAATGTGAACATTGTCCTACCTATTGTAATGATTGTGAATATGTTTATGACCTTAATTTAGATGGTTGTTTATATTTCCCACAAGTAGAAAAAGGGGTTACTTGTATAAATTATCTCACCTATCCAAAACTTGAAGAGTACATGATAGATGATAATAATCAAGCACTTATAGATGCTTTAGCTTCTTATGTGATGAAAAACTATTATGAAATTAAATTACAAATGGATTTTACTCAAGCCAATAAATATTTGTATGAAACTTACAATGAAAAATGGATTGTATTTAAAAAACATGCTCAAGTATCAGATATGTTGTTAAGTTTAGACATTAACAAAATAGCAAATATAATGAATGACAAAATGAGTAAAATGCTACGAACTATTAAAAGATGAGATTATATAACCAAAAGAAAATAAGTCCTGATAACACTTATCTTTATGCTTTAAATATGGTTAATAAAAGTGAAGGAGCTGAGGATGAATTACAAGATGAAGCAGGTAATGTGGAATGTATAGACATACCAAATGGTTATAAAGTGTTGGGAACAGTTGAAACTCCCAAAAAGAAAACTTTTCTGTTCTTGCAAGGGAGTACCTTTAAAATTTGGCAAGTTGTTCAATGTAAGCATGTAGAAATATTAGATACAACTGATTTTACTTACTCTTTACCTATAAAAGGAGAATATAGAATAATTAATGAAAATCAAGAACTTTTGTATTTCTATGATGGGAGTTCTCCTGACAGATATTTTAATATTTCTCACCCTGAATATCATACTTATGCTGATAGCTTTTTATTAAAACCTAATTTTCAAACCCCTACAATCAGACTTGTAGATTTGGCTGAATCTGGAGGTAATTTACCTTCTTCTGCATATTCAATAAAAGCTCGTTATGTTGACAACATAGGTAATGTAACAGATTGGTTTTCAGAAACTCTCCCATATCCTATATCATCTTTAGGGAGTTTCAATAACCCTATTACTGTAGAAGGAGTGGATTTAAACACACCTACAACAAAAGCTCTTGTATATAAAATGTGGAACTTGGATACAAATTATCCATTTGTAGAAATAGCTGTAAATAAATATACAGATGAAAACACTGTACAAAGTTTTTCTTACGGGAAATTTAAAACAGCAGATGACTTTCAAGTAAGCATAACTTCCATTAACAATTTATCTTTTATTCCTTATGAAACTACTACTGTAAGCACCACTAAATATGAAAGTAGTGGTGTAATGTTGCAAAGTGATAATAGACTTCTTAGAGGAAATTTAAAAGAGAAAAACATAGATTGGGGTAAGTTTCAACAAAAAGCCAATGACATTGAAGTAAATTATGTAATAGGAGAGCCTGTTTATGACATGGCTTCTTACTCTGATACAGACCCTGTTATGACAAATGCTGCCGTAAATTATAATGGAGGAAATAAAAGTGGATACACTTATACAAACAAATCTCTAATGAGAGATGAAGTTTATGCTGTTGGTATTGTATGGATATTTTCTGATGGTTCTGAAAGTCCTGTTTTTCATATTCCAGGTAGGAAGAAAAATAAATATGCTAATGGTTCAGATGCTCCTATTATAGAACCAAATACTCACAATAGAATAGCCCCAACTTCTGATTGGGACACTTCAGTATATACTTGCTCAAGTTATTCAGATGCAGATGTTTATGTAAATTCTATAACATTAGCTTCTACTTTTGAAAGATGGCAAGTATATAACACTGCTTGGTATGATGACCCTGGAGTTACAGATAGAGAGCTTGCTTATTATGAATGTAGAGATTTAAGCAATAACCCTATCAATTATCCCGATGATTTAGATTGTGATGGAAATAGAATATATCCTGAAGGAGCTATAAGACATTGTAAAACTCCTGACACCACTTTAGAGAAGCATTACGGATTCAATGGATTTGTTTATTATACCAATCCTTTATACTTTAGTTTTAATAATATCATTGCTCCTATAGGTTATGATGTAATAGCTTATAAAATTGTTATTGGGGATAGAACAAATGACAAAACAGTTGTGGATAAAGGTATTTTATCCACTATTTTGCAACAGCAATATCAACAAAATTTGGTTAATGTAGTGACTCCTGGTAATAAAGATATAAAAGACCAATTTTTTCAAAGTATGCAATTTAGTCACGATAATCAAACTCCCAAAAGCTATAGTTTACAAACTACTAAAAGATGGAATTCAACTGGTGGAGACCAAGCATTCATAGCAATGCCAGCTTGTAGTGATGTGGTAGCTTATCAACAAGAAAATTGTGAAGAATTATCTGATTTTCCTACAAGAACAGCTTTACCTTTAGTTGGGTATCATTCTCCTCTTACAAAACTTAAAGGTAGTGAAGTAAATGGTAGTCATGTAAAGTGGGAAAGAGAAATTTATACTTCACTCTCACTGGGTGAAGGGGGAACACCAAGACAAACTCTTTGTAATGAACATTTTTATGTATTGAATAACCGCAAGAAATATAAAAACAGAGAAACTAAAAATGTTCTTACTACAAATGTGTATTATCGGTTTGAAAACACATATATTCCTGCTGGCACTTTAACAAATAGAATTATAACAAATGCTACTTACATAGATGCTGACAGTACTTACAATGGGGAAACTCAAGTTGAGACAGCTAATGTTCCTGCATTTGATGCAAGTTTCAATAATAAAACTCAACAAGAAGTTACTGTTTTACAAGTAGAAGGTAGTCAGGATTCCCCAACTCATTTTTATAGAGCTGACGAAGATGGAACATTTAGTATATTTGACGATAGTACAGATAAAGCTCAATGGACTATGCCTGGAACATATACTTCTGCTATAAGATTTACTTCTTTACCTGGTATTCCTGATATATGGACTAATGGAGGATGGATGAGTCATAATTATGTGGCTATAAAAAGATATAAATCAGATTGTTACAGAGACCTTACAAAAATAAAATATGTGGATTATAGCAACATCATTTGGCAAAATGATGAAAATGTATTAACCCCTGCATGTTTAGTGGCAGCAGGAGATATATTTATATGTAGATTTGCTTTTAGACAAACATTTTATGGGTATGTTCCTCATGCAGGAAACTATAATGGCATACACTTGTTTAGACAAGATGGTAGTTTTACTGGAGGGAAAGACTTATATAGACAATCATCCGATGCTATAAATACTGAGATAAATGCAATATTTGAATCTAAAATTATTGACACCTATTATGAAAGTGAAGTAAACATAGAATGGAGAGAACACAATGATGATATTTGGAATAACACTTATTTCAAAGATGATGATGCTGCTAAAAAGAGTGAACAATATGATGCTCCCAATGCAGTAGTGAGACCTAATTTATTCTTTCCAAAATATTATGGAAACAAAGGAAGGAGCTATTTAACTTTAGAGCTTGATAGTAATGCTATTAGTAGATTAACAGACCAAGGGGTTTGGAAATTTTACGAGCTTTTTAAAAACTACTATAAACTGAATGATGTTTATAATGTTAAATTTCCTAATTACAGACTTTATCCTCTTGAAGAATTTAGGTGTGATGTAAATCTATTTCCAAATAGATTAATTTGGTCTGAAAAAGCCAACAATGAAGAAAAAAAAGATACCTACAGAAAATTCTTAGCAAACAATTATAAAGATATTGAAGGTAACACTTCTAACATCACTGATGTTTTTGAAAAGAAAGGAGCTATTTATGTTCACACTAATGAGAGTCTTTATAGTTTACCAAGAACAAGTGAACAAATACAAACAAGTGGGTTGTCCACTACAATAGGAACAGGAGAATATTTATCTTTACCTCCAATACAGCTTGTAAACAGCACTTATAATTATGCAGGTCAACAAGGTAGATTTAATAGAATAAATACAGAATATGGAGTGTTCTTTTGTAATCAAGAGCAAGGAGCTGTTTATAATTTCGGAGAAACTCTTCAAACTATTAGTGATGATTTACAACTGTGGTTTTACAACAATTTACCAAGTGAATTGAATGAATTGTTTAGAAAGAATTTTGGTGTAAATTATCCTTTGTTGGACAACATCATTGATGGTGTAGGAATTCAAAGTACAATAGACTATAACTTAGATAGATGGATACTACATAAAAGAGATTATTTACCTATTAAACCTTTGGAAATTTATGACCCTCTTGGTGTACCTGACCCCCAAGTACTCTATTTTGCTTATGAAATTACTATAGATGGTATAGATTACACTAATATATTTGTTTCATATTATGATGAAGTATATACAATACATCCTTTTACTTCAGATATGTTTGAAAATAAATCATGGACACTTTCTTATGATATGAGTAAGAAAAGTTGGATTTCTTATCACACTTATCAGCCTAATTGGATGTATCAAGATGGTAGTACATTTTACACTTTAGATGAAGATATTTGGAAACATGATGGTGGGTTACAAAGAACTTTTTATGGAAACACTTATGATGCGAGAATTGAATGGCAAATTAGTAAACAAAGAGAGATAGTAGATAGTATTCAGTATATAATGAATGTTGAGCTTTATGATAATGTCACTAAAAGATGGACAGAAGCCTACGGAGATTTCTCAAAAGGATTTATATACAATACTTATCAAAGTACACTGATGTTTGATATTCAAAGTGATATAAACTACACTTGGTCAGATTTAGTGAAAAATGTTAGCACAAGAGAAAGAGTTAGGAGAATAAATGGTTTTAGACAACTTAACACTACAAGCTCAGTACTTGATTCAAGTTGGGCTGCTTTAAATGCTGATTATCAAGGATATGAACCCTACACTGCTTATAATGAAACCTATGTACAAAACTATTCAACTATGTACCCTTTAAGAGATATTTATACAAATGCCAGAATGTATTTTCAAAAGGATAATATCTACAGAATGAGATGGCAAATATCTAATACTCAGACAACTAAATCAGATATATGAACTTAGGAAAAGTTTTAAAGAAATACCAACTTGGAGGTAATTTACCAGATACTTCAAGAGGAAGCATGGTTATTTCCCCAGAGCAAGCTATAGCTCTTGCTAAACAAAGAGGGTTTGGACAACTCTCTCAAAAAGACCAAATTAGAATAGGTAATAATATTTATGCTAATGAACTTGCTAAGGAACAAAGGGGGGAAGCTCAACAAAGAGATAAGGCTAAAAGTAATCCAATAGAAAAACCTACATTTGATTATGGGAATGCGCAAACTGATGATTATGGAGACGAGAATGAAGTAAATCCTTATGACAAACCTATTAAGGAAACAGAGCCTAAAAGAGTTTATAGGGATGTAATTTTAGATGGACAGAGAGTTAAGAAATGGATAGGTGAAGATGGTAAACTGTATGATTCTGAAAATGGTGTTGTACTACCAAAACCTATTGAAATACAGGGAGATAAGTATGAAAGACCTTTAAAATATAAATATAAAGGTATTGAGTATCAAAAAATAGATAACCAGTGGATGTGGAAATCTAATAAAACAGGAGCTTTACATATTGCTAAAAATTTCAATGACGATTTTATAGCAAGGAATAAGCTATCTCCATTAGGACAGAATAATGTAAGTAATTCTAACAATGCCGATGAATTATATAATAGAGTAGTTAACAATCCAGACGAAATGAAAGCTTTTAGTTATGCTGCTAAACATAGCCCCAATGATGAAACCATTAAACAAGTTTCTGAAATGTTAAAAACTCAAGGAATAGAAATACCAAAGATTAAATCTCAAAAGCAACCTAAGCAAAGTTCTCCTAAAAAAACATACTCCCAACCTAACATTTCTGTTAGTGGAAATAATACTATATGGGATGATGGTAAAGTAATTAGTGCTCCAAGATTAGAAAGACTTTCTGGTACATTAACGGAGGAAGAAAACCCTGATTTGAATGACTACACTGTAAAAATAATCAACAAATATATGGTTAGTCCAAATGATAGTGAAAGAGAAGCTGCTAATTTCATTCTTGGAAATCTTAATAGACATTATGATTTAAATGCAGCTACTAATTGGAAGGGTATAATCACAGACCATAATCTTCAAAAAGCTATTAATCAAATACACACAGAAGTTTTAAGTGAAAGAAGTAAAACTGAGCAGTATAGAACAAGACCTGTAAATATTAAAGGTACTGAAGAATATCTTGATAAAATGCGTAGAGAAAGAGAGTTTAAATTTCAAACTGAGCTTGATGCTAGAAGAAGAAAAGCTAACGAAAATTGGTCAGAGTCTGCTACAAGCATACTAAAAAACTATAGTTTCGGGGGAGACTTTGGTAAATTTCCAAAAGGAGGGTTAATGAAAAACTATTCTACAGGTGGTGATATAGCTAAGGGAGTTGGTGCAGGAGTTTATGGAATTGGAGAAGGACTTATTGATAATCTTACATTTGGTTTAACAGATGGAATTACTGATAAAGGTTATCAAGCTCTTTCTAAAGTAGGTAATAACTCTGAACAATTTCAAAAAACATCTAATATTATCAGAGGAAGTGGGAATATTGTAGGACAAGTTGGTGGTGCTGTGGCAACTGGAGGAGCTACCACAACTCAAGCTATATCAGGAGGGTTAAAAGGAACTAATACAATTGTACAAAATACAAATATGAATGACAAGGCTAAACAATGGATTGGAGTTGGAACAAAAGTAGGAGGTGTTGCAGCAAGTATGGCTGGTGGTGGATTAAACGGAGATATTGCTAATGCTCCACAAGGTTTACAAGAAATAATGAACTTGTCAAAAGGATTGCAAGGAAATATGCAATTTGCAAAAGGAGGAAGTTTAATGAGAAACTACCAACAAGGTGGTAATATACAAGGTGGTATTATGCCACAAAACCCTAATGACTTACAAGCTATTACAGAAAATACAGTAGAATACAATGGTAATCCTCATACTAAAGGAGGTATTCCTTTAAGTAATGGAAAAGAACTTGAAAAAGATGAAACTGTTATTAAACAAGGTGCTATTGGAAATAAAGACCCCTATGCTATTTCTCCTAATTTAGTACTTGACAGAGAAACAGCTAAAATGGTAGGATTACCAGCTAAATATGCAGGAATGAAACTTTCTGATATAAGTAGAAAAATAGAAGATATGAAACCACAAAAAGAAAATGACCCAATGAGTGTAAAGACAAATAGTATGAATAAGAAGTTTGCTTTAAATAGACTTATTAAGGCTAATGAACTTCTTTCTACTCAACATAGACAAGAAAATCCAATACCTCAAGAGATGAGTGATTTAAGACTGGAAGAAATGCAAAA